ACATTGACACTGGTTCTTATGTGTTTAACGCTCTCGTTAGTGGATCTATCTATGGTGGAGTCCCTGGAAACAAGATCACTGCTATTGCAGGTGAAAGCAGTACTGGTAAGACTTTCTTTTGCCTTGGCATTGTTCAACATTTCCTTGAGAGTAATCCAGATGCTGGCGTAATCTATTTTGAATCTGAATCTGCTATCAGTAAGCAGATGATTGAAGACAGAGGTATCGATTCTGATAGAATGATGATTGTTCCTGTTACAACAGTACAACAATTCAGAACCCAAGCAATCAAGATTTTAGATAAATATTCGGAGTTAAACGATAAGAAACCAATGATGTTCGTTTTGGACTCATTGGGTATGCTCTCTACCAGTAAAGAGATTGAAGATTCTGAGCAAGGTAAAGAGACTCGTGATATGACTCGTGCTCAAGTAGTCAAGTCTATCTTTCGTGTATTAACTCTTAAGTTAGGAAAAGCAAACGTTCCTTTACTTGTTACCAATCACACCTATGATGTAGTTGGTGCTTATATTCCAACTAAAGAAATGGGAGGTGGAAGTGGACTCAAATACGCTGCATCAACAATTATATATCTATCAAAGAAGAAGGAAAAAAATGGTAAGGAGGTTATTGGAAATATTATCAAATGTAAGACCCAAAAGTCCAGACTAACGAAGGAGAACTCAGATGTTGAGACACGATTATTTTATGACCGTGGACTGGACAGGTATTACGGACTATTGGAATTGGGTGAAAAATATGGAGTTTTCACTAGAAAAGGGAATCGCGTTGTTGTCGGTGATAGTTCCGTCTATCCTTCTGCTATACTTGCTGATCCCGATAAATATTTCACACAAGAAATAATGGATAAATTAGACGAAGCTGCTGCCAAGGAGTTTCGCTATGGCAACTGAATTAAAAGATTATATTAAAGTATACGATGAAATGTTTGAAAAAACATTTTGTGATTCTATAATTGATGCGTACAATAATACAGAAAAAACTGTAGTTGATCGTGAACAGAGACCTTCATTTACTGAAGTAAATATATCACAAAGGTATCTTGCTAAAGATCCTCTTTGGATGGGTATACAAAAAACAATACAAGATGTATTTGTAGATTGTATTCAGTTGTATATGAATTCATTACAGGTCGAAGTTGACTTTCCTTCAAAGTATTCATTTGAAGAATACAGAGTAAAGTATTATAATAATAATGGACATGATCAATTCAAAGATCATGTTGATGTAGGAGATTATAATTCTGCTCGCAGATTTTTAGTCATGTTCCTATACTTAAACAACGTTGCAGTAGGTGGAGAAACATCTTTCCCTAGATTAGGAGAATCGATTGCTCCTCAGACAGGCAGAGTTCTTATGTTTCCTGCTACATGGCAATATCGTCATGCAGGTTTACCTCCTATGTCAGACAACAAGTATATCGTCGGAACTTATTTACACTACCTATGAATTTAGAAGTCACAATTCTAAGTAATCTTGTATATAATGAAAAGTATACACGGAAGGTTCTTCCTTTTCTAAAGGCAGACTACTTTACTGATCGTTCTCATAAGATTATCTTTCTAGAAATCCATGAGTATGTAAGTCAGTATGATGCACTACCATCTTTAAATGCACTTGGTATAGAATGTCAAGAGAGGAATGATCTATCTGAAGATCAATTCAAAGAAACAGTTGAGGTTTTAAATGTCCTTTCCAATGATCCCTCGGAATACGATTGGCTCGTGGATTCTACAGAAAAGTGGTGTCAGGAGCGTGCGATCTACCTATCGCTTATGGAATCTGTTAAGATTGCTGACGGTCAAGATTCCAAGAAAGATAAAGGTGCTATTCCTTCGATACTTTCGGAAGCGTTAGGAGTATCTTTCGATCAGCATGTTGGTCATGATTACATGTCAGATGCAGAAGAAAGATATGATTTCTACCATAGACGCGAAGATAAAATTCCTTTTGATTTGGAATTCTTCAACAAAATTACAAAAGGTGGTCTTCCTAACAAGACTCTCAATATTGCTCTTGCAGGTACTGGGGTGGGTAAGTCTCTCTTTATGTGCCATGTCGCTAGTGCTTGTTTATTACAAGGTAAGAATGTTTTATACATCACTATGGAAATGGCAGAGGAAAAGATTGCCGAACGTATAGATGCTAACCTGTTAAACATTCCTATTCAAAAATTAGTAGATCTTCCTAAGGTAATGTTTGAGAAAAAGATCTCATCATTAAGTAAAAAGACACAAGGTAAACTAATCATCAAAGAATATCCCACAGCATCTGCTCATGTAGGTCATTTTAAATCTTTGCTTAGTGATCTTGCATTAAAGAGAAGTATTAAACCAGATATAATCTTCATTGATTATCTCAACATTTGTGCTTCGCAAAGATATAAAGGATCTATAGTAAACTCATACACATATGTTAAGGCAATCGCAGAAGAACTTCGTGGTCTCGCAGTTGAAACAAATGTTCCGATCGTATCCGCTACTCAAACTACTCGCTCAGGTTTTGGGAGTAGCGATGTTGATCTTACTGACACAAGCGAGTCTTTCGGTCTGCCTGCAACTGCTGACCTTATGTTTGCTCTTATTTCTACCGAAGAACTAGAGGGTATGAATCAGATTATGGTTAAGCAGTTGAAGAATAGATATAATGATCCAACGATGAACAAGAGATTCTGTGTAGGTATTGACAGAGCGAAGATGAGATTGTATGATGTAGAGGAGTCTGCACAAGACGACCTTGTTGACTCTGGACAAGAAGAAGAAAAGGTGAGTCTTGTAAAACGCTTTAACGTTAAAAATTCATTTAAAGAACTAAAGTATGATTGATTTTCAAAAGTACACTGAATTTGTAAATGCTGTTACTTCTGAAGAGAGTAAGTATGGTGGTCATTTCCATGATCGTCTAAGAGATTTAAACTCTAAAGAATTTAAAACACATAGAGCATTAACTGCTGCACTCGGACTATGTGCTGAGTCAGGTGAGTTTACAGAAATTGTAAAGAAGATTGTCTTTCAAGGTAAACCAGTTTCTAAAGAAAATCTATTTCATATGAAACGTGAACTAGGTGACATCATGTGGTATTTTATACAGGCATGTATTCTCTTAGAGACTACACCAGAAGAGATCATTGAAATGAATGTAGATAAACTTAAATCTAGATATCCTGGTGGAGAGTTTGATCCCCACTATTCTGAAAACCGTCAAGAGGGTGATGTATGAGTGAAAAAATTACAGTTCAAGACTTCATAGATGTTGGTGAAGAGTTCTTTGACAAGTATTATTATGTTGCAAGAGAACTAGGAGAAGATCCTAAACCAGAAGAAATTTTAAAAGTCATGGATGCTTTAACTTCTATTGTTAGATACAATAGATCTAATGAATCTAAACCTGTAGGATTTACTACAGAAGAAAAACAAAAGACTAGACATTCCGACTTAGGTGCGTTAGACTAGATGTATGAACATATTCGTTACTTCCCCTGATCCTGTTGCTTCAGCACAGGCACTACCTGACAAACACATTGTCAAGATGCCACTAGAAACATGTCAAATGCTTTCTATCGTTTGCTCTGAAGAGTGGGGTCATAATTACGGTAAGATACATCGTAATGATGGTCAACCATACAAAACATCTAGAGGTGCATTTCGCAATCATCCTTGTACAATATGGGCAAATGATTGTCTAGAAAATGCATGGTGGTTACTCACTCATGGTATTGCATTGTCTCTAGAATACACTCATCGCTATGGCAAAACTCATTCTTGTCATCGACCACTACTAGAAGCAAGAGATCTCTTGCCATCAGCAGACTACAATGAGCATACACCCTTTGCTTTTGCAGGTCCTGATCAGTTCAAGCATGATTCAAGTATTGATATTTTAACTAAGTATAAAAAATACATTGCATCTAAACCTTGGGTGTCAACTAACTATCTTCGTGATCCTTCTAGAAAACCAGAGTGGGTATGAGAGTAGATAGACATAAAGACATCGCAGATGAATTAGAAGCAGAACTTCTAGATGAACTGCAAGGAATTACTACACAGTTAAGAGGAAACATGACAAAACTTACTAGAGTAAATTCACTTGGTAGGAAGTCTAAGGTCATTGAAATAGAGTATGACATCGAAGTCTAACTAAATATTCACGGAGACCTGCGTGAACTAATGGCACGGAATACAGACTTAGCAGATGTTAATGAAATTTATTGTGCTTTTGCACTAAACAATAATAAATTTCCTGACTCTGCATCAGAAGCACAATATAAGAAAAAAGTAGAACTTCTTACTGAAGATCAAATCATTCAGCAAGTTGGTCGTGCTACCGCTATGTCTAAAGACTTCTTAATGTGGGCAAAAAAACATGGTTATGATGGTGTTCAAAAAGTATATTGGACAGCAAGACCTGGTTTTTCTTTTAAGGCAGTAGTTGGTAGAGATGTAAATCAGAAAAAGAATCCCACTGACGTTTTGATTAAGTTTAAACGTGGTGGGTTTCTTGGTTTATCTGCCAAGTCAACCTCTGGTAAAGCGGATATAGGATTTAAGAATCCTGGTGTAGGTACAGTAGAAAAAGATTTAGGAATAGATTTGAATGATATTAATAAACAAGCAATACAATTAATAATTAAAGACTTTGATCTACCTACCTCAGCAAGTAGTAGAAAGANNGCAATCAGAAAAAATAAAGCGACCAAGATGGTAACTGAAAAGATAGGACAAGCGGTTCTAAATGAGATGAGAGAGTTTATGTTGAAAACAGTAAACAAACTTGACCAAGTAAAGAGGAGAGATTATATTATGAAAAGTTGGATTGATGCTAGTGATGAATTGTATCCTCCATATGTAAAGGTTACAGGTAGAGGAACTAAGAATCCTTTTACTGCTGACATAGAAGATCCATTAAACAACCCTAAGTTAAAAGCACTTATGGAAAATAAAATTATGTTTGAAAAAGTTGGTAATGAATCTATTGGTGTTAAAGCAGGTAATAAAAAGATTTTAAAAATGAGATTCAAATACGAATCTGAGAAACTAGCAAGCAGTATGAAAATGTCTGGAGATCCTTGGTAGACACCTAACAAACTGGCACACACATACCCATGGATTC